ACCACTTTTACTACCATGTATTAGTGAACCCAAGATCTTTTCAGTGTCAGGACTAGGAAGAAAAATTTCTATCCCAGGAACCTTAACCCAATGTTGCGACAAAAATGTCACTTCATTAATAGTGACATAAATCTTATGCTCGTAGTTCATGGTAATACCTATCTCCAAAAAAGCGGAAACAACAGTATCACAATTAAACCAAGAAACAACAGATTCATCAACACTATGAGTGTTATCATCACCTGTAAGTAGAAAACTACAAACAGATTTCATATAATCATATGAAAGATTACTTTTACTTTCTTCTTCGAATTTTTGAATGGCACGAGCCCGCTGAAGCGAGTCAATGTCACTAGTATGATAAATTGCCATAAGACAATCCATATAAAACTGATCATGATTATGACCGGCCTTATAACACCTACAAAAAACTTAAGTCCATACACGAAAAAGATTTATAGTATTATCAATAAGGGTGTTTCCAAAACCAGAACACACACCAAACTGCTTAAAAAATACATTACCATCAGTAGATCTTAAAAAAGACATAATGGTTGAAAGATAATAATTCGAAAAACGAATCCAATTCTCTTCCGTTTGTTCAGAGGGATCAAAACAATCCCAACGAAACAACATCTGTTCAATTTGTAAAGAAAACCATTGAACAGTATCCCATCCAGAGACATCAGTAGAAGCATAAAAGCCATATTTACATAACATCTCATAAAAAAGGTGAAAACCACCATAAAATTTAGAACGACCCACCACAGATGAAAATCTGCCATGGGCTTGATAAAAACGATTGTTCATATCAAGGCTAAAGCGGTTATTAACCACTATAGAAGCGGTTTCGTCCGCAGTAAATACACGGACTTTATTCTGTTCTAATTTTTCTTTAGGACGTACTTCATACTTATCAGACATTTCACGAAAACAGTGAATCATTCTATCCTTATGTAATAGTAAATCCCAATACTCTTGAAGATATTCTCTAGATAAAGGATGTTCAAAAAACTTACCTTTATCAGGGAATAACTTTTTAAGAAAAGTGCCGTTACTTGTATGTTTATCAATCTGAGAAATAACAACCTCGACACCTACAATTTTTGACCCACACATTTTTGGCCAAAATTCCCTTTGAACACACTCCTTAGAAAACTCCCAACAATCATAATCAATCGTAGGATGAGGAGAACCGTACTTACATAAACCCATGTAATGAGAAAGTAAATTAGGTTCAGTGTAGCCATAATTACAAGAAATCTCTGGATGTTTATCTAACCAGAGCTGGAGACAAAGAGGAATAGGATCTCTTTTTTGGAATTTTGAATATCTTTCCAATCTAC